TTCGTCTTACAAGACATGCGGCTCCTCCGGTGAAAGTGGACAATGAGAAGTGGATGTTTGATATTATCCGAGCATCCTTCAACCAGAGAAGAAAGACACTGGCAAACGGATTAAAAAATTCACAGGAACTGCAGTTTACCAAAGAACAGGTTGAGCAGGCATTCAAAGAGTATACATCTGGAACGGCAAAAGCGTATATGTACGTTGACAAGTTAGGATTTATTGACCGTTGCGTAGAATGTCTGAACGGGGATGAGGATTCAGACGATGTTGTAAATTCATTGGTTGAAGAAACAATGATTGCCGAATGGAGAAACAATGGCGAAATCATCAAGGAAGATGATATATACAACATTGATTTTATGGAAGATTGCTACAGAAAAGGCAAGGAAGGCGCAAGGCTGAACTCTCATTTTGGAACTGACGATCATCACATTTACGATCAGATTCAGAAAGTTCTGGTGCAGGTAATTACAATTGTGATGAATTATGAGGATAAGGAGGACGCGAAATGTTAATCAGAAGTCAGAATAAAGAGGTATTAGTTAATTTTAATGTATCAGCTGGTATCGAAATTGCAGAAGGGACTACAAAAACAGTTGTAACATCATATATCACTGGATGCAGTTATTTACTCGGAGAATATTCCACCAGAGAAAAAGCCATGAAAGTGCTGTATATGATTCAGGAAGCCTATGCAGATGCAAAATTAAATGAAATTCTTCTTCCTGATGTCTGCAAATCGGCCAGTGAATCTCAGAGGGGAAAAGATAATACATTAATTGCAAAAACTATTAGAAAAGATTTTATGAAAAAAATGATATTCCAGATGCCAGAGGATAGTGAGGTGGAAGTATGAGTGATGTAATGGAATTTGTACAGAACGAAGACGGCACATTTAGTGCATACGATGATACCTACGACATTGTAATACACTGTAAATCGGAAGATGAGCAGAAGAAAGTTATTGAGCGGTTATCTACTGACTGGATTCCGGTCAGTGAGAGATTGCCGGAGAAGCATAAAGATGTAATTGCAACTGTTAAATATAGTGGTTTTTGTGGAATGTACGGAAAATGGTTAAAGACAGCGTCCATTAATGACTATGGTGAATGGAATGGAGAATGTATAGGTGGTGAAGTTATTGCATGGATGTACTTGCCAAAACCATATAAGGAGGGCTAAACATGACAGTAAAGCAGTTATTGGACATTATAGATAAGAAAACAATGGTAGAAGTCAGAGGAGAGCACGACTGTGAACTTATATTTTCTACAAACAGAAATTGTGGATACTATACAAAAGACGCTTTTGAAGAGATAAAAGAAAACACAGTCACACAGATTACTGCACTCGAAGAAGATCTGATTGTTATTTATATTGATTCTAAGATATGGATGGAATAATCAATCAGAAGTGGGATGTTATGACACTTAATATTATAGCATGTGTGATATGTATTGCTAATTTTATAGTAAATGATTGAAAGGCGGTGGAGTTGAATGAATTGCCATATTTGTGGATCAAATGATTATGAATATATTAGTTTCTCAGAGGACTATTTTGGAATAGTTGAACGCCACGGATCGTGCGAAAGATGCGGATATATTGTTGAACAGGCATACAGTCCAATAATGGAAGCATACAGGGATATAAAAAGAGGGATTAAAACACGAAACGGCTATATCGAGAAAAATGCTAAAAAGCATAAAAGAATTAGAAAAAAATGCAACGCACCAAAAATGGATGTTAATCCGATTTGGGTGTGGTATGTGTAGGAAGGTGAAAACGAATGAGAGAAAATCTTTTCAAGGCAAAGCGGATTGATAATGGTGAATGGGTTGAAGGATATGTAGTTCGTAAACATGGATTATACTTTATTTATAGTATTGTAAATTCAGAATCATGCAGACAAAACAATTATGAAATCATTCCAGAAACTCTTTGCCAGTTCACAGGACTTTGCGACAGATATGGGAATAAAATCTGGGAAAATGATATTTTGATGGCTCATTTGGACGAATCTTACCCAGAGGATGTGGCATATGAAACTGTTGAATGGGGTGTTGCCGGATGGGTAGCGCACGAAACTGGTAGCATGGATAGAGAATATCTTGGTGAGTTTGATCTTGAACATTATGAAGTGGTTGGGAACATTTTCGACAATAAAGAATTATTACAGGAGGAAACAAATGAGTAGTGCAAGCGTAAGATTTGGAACAAAAGCATATGTATGTGCAAGATATTTTCTTAGACCGGGAAAGTGCTTCAAATACATCGACCAGTGCGGTGAAGATGCCACAGAACGCGTCTATGAGGTCATGGCATTATATCCGTACTGCGTCCTGCTAAGAGATACCAGAAACGGAGTCAGGACTTGTCCGGGGTATAATACTTCGAGCCTGATGCTGAGAGGAAGTGAAACATATGAGTAAATCAGCGTTAGTGATAGATACACCAGAGAATTGCTATGATTGCCCGTTCGGAATTTCATACTGCAGTGAACTTGAATATGAGGGTTTGTGTGAATTAGCTGAATGCTTAGGCTGTAATGAAATTCTGATGACAGAAGAACATTATGATTGCGAAAGCAAATCAAGACCTGAATGGTGTCCATTGAAACCACTGCCAAAGAAATTCGATAACGAGAAAGACCGGAAACTTGGAGATTTCGAGCCACTTTTCAAGATTGGTTGGAATGCCTGTTTGAGAGAAATTACAGAAACAAGCGATAAAAACGAGCGATAAAAAACAAGCGATAAGAGGTGAAAGAGATGGAGAGATTAACAAAACGGGAAGATGATAGTATCACATATAACGAAAAACGAGAGTTTGAGTGTGGTGAATATTGTGATAGCTGCTCACAGGGTGCAGGAAATTGCAAAACAGTAGAGAATATGATTAAAAAGCTTGCCACTTATGAATACTTAGAAGAACAGGGATTGCTTGTGAGATTGCCAGATGATTTATTTAAAAAAGTGTATCGAATAACTTATAAATATACGGAATGTAGTAATTTTGGAGAAACAGTTATTGATTGTGAGAATTATAATTGTAACTGCGATTGTGATTCTGAAAAGAAATTTTATATCGTAGAAAACAATCTGCAATTTATGCTATTTTGCAATTATTATAATGAACTTGGCAAAACCGTATTCCTCACCCGTGAAGAAGCTGTGAATAAGTTGGAGGAGATGAAGAATGACAAGGCCTGAGATTACGGCAGAATTATCAACCATGATTGAAAAGAAAATCAATCCGAACAACGATCCTCGTATCTACTGGGCAAAAGAGGTGACGTTTGATTATTCTACAAACCATGCAGTTAGAGTGGACTATATGAAATTTGTTCCAGTGAACAATAGTGTTTCCGGGATAGAAAAAGGTGATTGCTATTGCTATGAAATCAAGTCATCTATTGAAGATTTCAAATCTGGCCATGGATTGAATTTCATTGGAGATTACAATTATTTGGTTATGCCAGGGGAATTAGCTGCAACAGTATCTTTGAAAATCCCGTATCATGTAGGAATATATGTCCCAGAAGGAAACGAACTTATATGTGCCAAGAAAGCCAAACGAGCCAACAGAGCGAGGCCTGTATCTGAAATACTTCTGATGATGTTTCGGTCTGCAAACAGAGATTACAGGAAAACGGTAAAGAAACTGGAGGAGATGAAGAATGGCTGAATATGTCAAAAAATCAGATGTAATAAAAATCATGGAGGATAATTCTTACATTATGGAAGTGTTTGGTGTTAAAAAGAAAATGATTGATGGGTTTGCGATGTGTTGCGATTTTGCAGACTTAAAAATTGTTGAGATTGATGATGAAGAGGAGAACTAACATGCAGCAGAGAAGAAATTGGATGTGATGAAAAATGAATAAATGTTGCGCTAGCCAAGATGGAATATGTAGAAACTATATCTTATTCGGTACTAAATGCGATGGATATAAAGAAAAATGCACACTGAGGCCATGTTATAAAAACCTCGAAAAGATGGCAAAAGGTTATCAACATAATTTGAGAAAAATGTTTGGAGTGGAGGATTAATATGAAACCAGAAGAAGCATTAAAAGAATTAAGCTATGATAGCACGGCTTATGGTGGTAAATGTACGCATGAAGTTAGAATGGTTGCAGTTAAGGCATTAAAAAAGCAGATTCCAATGAAAGTTTTGTACGAAGATGTTGGATATGACTTTCATCGTGATGTAAACCTGTACGCCTGCATATGCCCGTCATGCGGACTGCATATTATTGAGTTTTCGGATATTGATGTAGATTCTGGGTGTAACAGCGATAGTCCAGAAGATATGTTTCGTTCTAGCATGGTGCATCATGCGTATGTTGGCATGAATAATTATTGTAACAGGTGTGGACAGAAATTAGATTGGAGTGAGGAAAAATGATAGAAATAATATACAAACTGATAATATGCCACTTGATCGGAGATTATGTTCTTCAAAACGATTTTATCGCAAAAACTAAAGGAGAAAACTGGTATCACTTACTGGTTCATTGCCTTCTTTATTCAGTTCCTTTTTACATAGTGTTCGGGTGCTCATGGAAACTTGCTTTTGTAATGGCTATGCATATAGTAATTGACCCTTTAAAGGCACGATACAACAAGATAAGTTACATGGCAGACCAAATTATACATTATGTGACACTTTTAGTTTATTTATTCTAAAAAAGGCAGGAATTATGGCAGATAAAACATGCAAAACTTGTATTGAAAACGACAACGGACTGTGTGACCGCAAAGGTATCCTGATAGAGGAAGATGATACCTGTGAAAATCACACAAAAAATTGGATGGACTCTTAATGGAGAAATTCATCCGAAAATCAATGCGGTAAGGGTGGAAATGTCCTTACCAGACGGGAAGGTGGCTAAATGACAAAGGTGAGTTGGATTCGATTAGAAATTGATATGTTTGACAACAAAAAAATCCGGCATATCAGAAAACTTCCAGAGGGAAATAATATTGTATTGATCTGGATGATGCTCCTGACGATGGCAGGGCGTTGTAATTCAAACGGGATTATTTTTCTGACAGAGAATATTCCATATACAAATAAAATGCTAGCTGACGAGCTGGACTTTGATGAAAGTGTGATCGAACTTGCACTTACAATTCTTGAAAAGTTCGGCATGATAACCAGAGATGGAACATTACTTTCAATTCCCGGATGGGAAGAGCATCAGAATATTGACGGGCTTGAAAAAATCAGAGAGCAGACCAGAAAACGGGTCGCAGAGCATAGAAAACGCCAGAAAGAATTATCAGAGGAAGAGCGTATGCCGGAGATCCCAGAGCAGATTTCTTGCGAAAAAGATTTAGTCAAGCCCGGTGACGTGCAGAAAGTAGTTGACGAATGGAATAAGCTTCAGCAGTTCGGTATTCAGCCAATCGCAAGAATGACAGCAAGGCGAACGCAAATGCTGAAAGCAAGAATCCGAGAATATGGCATGGATAAGGTAATGGAAGCTCTGAGGAACGTACAAAACAGTGACTTTCTTATGGGAAAGAAAACTGATTTTATGATAAATTTTGAATGGTTTGTGAAACCGAACAACTTCTTAAAGATACTCGAAAACAAATACCACAACAGGGAGGATATGCGAAATGGAACTGACACAACTCAAAGAAATGTCGAACCACTCGTCCCACTTGGAGAATGGAACGGAGAAGAATCAGATACCCCGTTCGCTTGAATGCCCTGAGTGCGGGGACAGTGGGTGGAGATGGGTAAGAGATGCAAGTGGTATTCCCTATTGTGAGGAATGCCCTTGCGGAATCAGGAAAAGAATAATCCTTGAAAATCAATTGAAATTCGCAGAGCTTCCAAACGTGTTTAAAGGCTCAAATTTCAACGATTTGAAGTCAAGTGTATATTTGAACACCGAGAGCCGAAAAGTATTTTCTCAGGCGGCTCAGGCGGTAAATTACTGGTTTAAAAATCTTCCTGATATGAAGAAGAATGGAATAGGTTTATATCTTTTCTCAAATGCAAAAGGTTCTGGCAAAACCAAAACAGTATGCAGCTTGGCGAATGAAATCATGAAGAAATACCAGAAACCAGTCAAATTCACCACATCCCTCAGAATCCTCGATGAGATCAAGAACACATGGGGAAGTAGAGAAAACGCAGAAGGAAAGCTGATAGAGGATTTGTCCAGAACAGAAATCCTTATCATTGACGATTTCGGCGCTGATTCTGGCAAAGACTGGATTAATGAAAGATTCTATAGCATTATCAACGGGCGGTATGTCGACAGGAAAATCACTATATTCACGAGCAACTGTCAGATATCAGAACTGAAATATGACGAGAGAATCACAAACAGGATTCTGGAACGGTCACTTGAAATCCCATTTCCAGAGGAATCTGTCAGAGAACATATAGCACAACATTTGAAAATGAAGATGGTACAAGGAATGTGAGGTAAAGAGAGTGAAAATAGCTGTTAAACCATGGGGCGAAATGTCTTTCAGAGAAATTCAGAATTTAAAAGAAAAGCAATGTAAGCATTGTGATTATTTTTCAAAGAATAATTCTGGAGGGTTATCATATGGAACTTGTGATTACATCCTTATCAATGATCACATGAGAGGATGCCTACCGACGGAATGTGTAATGAAAAGGATTTTTAAAAGAAGAACAGGAACAAAAAGAAGAGCAGCTTTGAGAATTTAAGCCTTTGAAAGGAAAAGAAATGAGAACAATAAGTGAAATGTATAAACGTTCCGGCGGAACTGCGTATCAGCACAATTGTTCTGAGTGCAGATTTTATAGGGACGGAAAGAGAGGAAAATGTCTGATGTACGGCGGCGATCGGGACTGGCATGGAAATTTTATTGCTTGCAAATTCTTCAATCTCGAAGATGATATGCCGGAAGGACAGATGAATATTTTTGATTATGTGTGAAAGAAAGGAGGAA